AGCCAGGGTATTAACTATTCCACCTAAAAACTGGAAGGCATCCCCTTGATCCCGGTAGACCTCTAAAGTATAAGGGTTAATTGGACAATCCGCACTAAAATCGGTAGCCTGTCTGGGAATAAATACGTGCTGTTTAGCATTAGTGGCATCACTGGTAACCAATCTTCTTACATCATCAATATTAATAGTAAATTCCCCTTTATCGGTGTGCATTTTAATTCCAAGACTGATTACTGCGTCAAAATTGGTCATAGTTCCCAAATCTATAGTACATTCCTTTTCAACCCCAGCAGTTAAAGCAGGGATATCAACGGATTTTAAGGTAGTACCTTCAACCCCGCCACAATTGGCCAATTCACTAAGCATAAAGACTAAATCCCCGACAGCACAGTCGACAGATGACTTTATCCAAAACTTTATATGAGTATCCAGGTGCATATCAGTTAAAGTCACTACTTCGGTGGCTAAAATAGTATCAGCAGCCACTCCGGTAGTAACCTGTAATTTCACTGATTTAGTTCCTTTTTTATAATAATTAGGATCTATACCAGATATTACTCCACCATCCACCAATTCATCCCAGGCATCCTCACAGTCCTCTAATTCAGTTTCTTGTGTCCCTGCTGGGGTAGCCGCTTCCGGTTCATTAATTGCACTTCTTAACAGGTGGCCTAAACTTGCGGGATATACTTCCACTACAACATCACCACCGAAAGCCCTTTCACCCTGGTATGATTTTGGCTCATCGAGTATTCCCTTTTGGGCAGCAGACAAAACTTCCTCGATATTCGGGATTAGAGTTTCAGATACGAATGGTAAGAAAAAATCATTAACGCCTGTTTCTTTCTGTCCCCAGATTAATTCTTTTTTAATTCCTATGTGTCCTCTTGCTCCTTGTCCCATTATTTGTCAACTCCTTTCTTTTTAAATTTTTAACTTTTTTCTTTTTCTCTTTAACTAAATCAAAATATCCGGTATCTAAATATTTTTTTGCTTTCTCTTCATCTCCAACTACTATAAATTGATCAGGTTGGAAAACCCCTAATCCAGTTATCTCTAATTCAGTTTTTCGATTATACTTTAATAACATAAAATCACCTTCCTTTTATTCCCTAGTTACAAAATTTTGCCTTAAAGTTATTTTCATATCAATCCCTACTCCCCGGAAGGGAAAAGAATCAAAATCAAATCTGGTATTCGGGAAGCTGAAATATAAACATTCTCCATCTAGATCTATATGAGCACCCAGGGCTTTTTTAATATCAAAATTCAAATCAAGGACACCCTTAATAATATTGATGGTTAAAATGTTTATAGTCGCTCCATTGCCACTTCCACCGGTTACCGCCAAACCGTCAGCCACAGCATAACTAGACCCCCCATTTAAAAGAGTTATGGTTAAAATAACACCGGAATCATCAACAGTGTTGACAGTCACCGTTCCTAGAGAGCCACCTGCCTGAACCACAGTAATAATATCCCCTGCGGTATATCCTATTCCGCCAGATCCGAGGAATATTGTTTTAATGGTAGTATCCCCGATCATCTGCTTATCTACATCAAAGATTTTTACATAGGCCCAGATAGTTAAAGTAAAATTTATTTCCGTTTTATGGGGTATGGTTATTGCCTCTTCTGGTGCATTGGTAGGCTCCAGAATAATACAGGGGAAGTTATTAACCGGAATATTATCCCTGGTCCCCGAATAGACGATTTTAATATAAGTGCTTAAAATATCATCCTCTTCTAAAATAATTTTAATCTTATCCCAGATATCCTCTAATTTCATTTGGTTATCTCCTCTAAATATTCGGTAAAGATCTTAACAATATTTACTTTGTCCTCTTCTTGGAAGAGTAAAAATTTACGCTGAGGCAATTTAGCTGTCCTTGCCTTCTGGTGAACGTACATAGCAAAGACATCTTCCCCGGTGCCCGGATCAACCCAGTGTAAAGCCCTTGCTTTTACCGGGTAGATATCCCTGGCCGGTATATTAATAGTGGCCCCTTCCTGGTGTTTTCTCATATAATCACGCCGGGTCCCTATTTGAACTTTCTGATCAGACACGACCTCATAAACAATAGAACCTCTTCCCATCCCGGTATCCTGTAATATCTTCGCTCCTTTTCCTTCTTTTCTCCGCATGGCTATGGTCATGGGGCTAAACGGGACCCACCTTGTAGGCCTGCCTTCTTCTCTAAAGTTTTTATCAATAGAGGCAAGCATTAAAATCCCGGCTCGTTTCAAAGGAATCCTAAGATCTTTAGCCTTATCCCCTGCCTTTTTTATTAAAGCCTTTACCTTATCATCGTCTTTAATTTCATAACTGATTAATGCTCCGTTAGTCATCAGCTAAATCCTCTAATTTATTAGGATCAGTTTCCCAGCAAGTCTCATCCCTCTCATCAAAGGTCCTTTTATAATCTTTAGTAGTAGACTGTATAGCCCCCACGTCTACGGTAATACCTTCAATCTGTTTCCTACCTTCGGCAATATCTTTAAGGGTCTCTTTGGCCTCTTTATATTTGTCAATCCAGGTATTTATGCTCGGTGATCTACCTGAATATAGGCCCCGCATAACAAAATAAGAAGCAATATCCTCAGCCAAAGATTTTACGATAGCCGGGGTAGTCTCCAAAGCGTCAAGGGCAGCCAATAGATCAGATGAAAAAGCTGCCCTTATCTCTGCATCAGCTTTAACAATAGCCTTTGTCAATAATAAAGCAGGTACGTCGGTGACTGCCATATTCAAATTAGTTAAAACGTCAGTATTTTCACAAAAAGCCATTTATTTCTCCTATTATTATGAGGGAGAGAACATAATCCTCCCCCTCATAATTTTATTTATTAAGTTATTGCCGGGGATATCCTGTATCCACAAGCAACACAAACCATTTTTTCGGTTTCTATATCGCCTACTTCAAACCAATCACTATGTTTCGTTTCCATTCTTGCCCTTCTGGTTTGAAATTTTTGAGATTGGAAGGTATAACCTAAAGAGAATTTCTTTATTCCGGGTCTAGGTTCTACATAAGCCAATATGGCATTTTTACCCCAGAGATAAGATAAAACTGCAGTCTTGCCTTCTTTGGCTGTATTATAACCAGCTTCACCGACGATTACTTTTTCTATTCCAAACAAACTGGCCATAAGATCAGAAGTAAGTACACCTTTTTGACTATATTTAATCAGTTCTATAATTTTAGGATGATGTTTTAGCTTATCGTAAACAGCCTTTCCTAATAGTAATACATTTGGTTCTCTGAAGATCACTGCATGTATAGCAGCCTTCCCTTCTTCAATATCAGCTATCGGATCAGTACCGGTAGCTTCAGTATAATCACTCCAAGCGCCACTTGTCGGAGCATTGGCCGTTAAACTTGCTTCTAACATATCTTTGATCCTCATCTCTAAACCTAAAGTAACAATATCGGTTAAAAATTCTACGGTATCTACTTCAAGATTTAAAGGTTTGTCTGCATTGTCTTTTTCTATATCATCGATTAAACTATTTAAGGCATGCTCATCACAGACATAGCCATCCTCCGTTACTTTCCAATCCACAGTTCTTGAATCAGTCTTGGGAGCCCTCAAAGTTTTGGGAATCCTAAACCGATCAGCTTTAGAGTCATATATATAATATATATCTGATTTCTTTTTTACCGGCACAATCGGCATTATTTGTGTTCCCACATAGGCCGCATTACGGTACATTATGGAAATATTAGTTAGAACTTGATCTTTATGCACATTTTCGGGTCCTGGCATCTATTTTCACCTCGATTCTTTTATAAATTATTTATTAAGTAACTTTAAGATGCAATTTAGTAATTAAAACTTCTATTATTTCATCTACACCCCCGGAAGTTTCCAGAGCTATTGCTCCGACATAATCTTTTTCCGCACTTGCTAATACTCCGTGTCCGCTAGTATCAGTAGTTAAGAGTGCATTTTCGCTGCATGCTCCACCCATAACTAATTTACTTGTACCCAGTAATCTTACCCTGGCAGCTTTACCATCAGCAGGAGCATTCTGTAAAATTCCAGTAGAAAGCTCACTACCAACACCACAAGAGACAACACCACTAGCCCCATCACATTTTACAAAGTGATATTGAGAACCAGTTAGGTCTGCACCAGCTTTAAAAGTTAAATCTAAAACACCGGCAGCTTGAGACATTATTTAACACCTCTTTTCTTTAGTTTTTAATTGAATTATTCTTTCTTTTTTTCTTCGGTTGAATCCAGAACGGCTAAGACTGCATCGCGGTAAGATACTTCTTTATGATCATCCATGTACTTCTGGACCTTCTTTTCTTCCGGAGTTAATTTATCTTTGCCCTCTTCCTTTTCCTCTTCGCCCTTGCTTAATTCAGCAAAAATGGAGTCAGAGAAGTTCGGTTGAAGTTCGATAAATTTAACCAGTAATTCTCGCTGTGAAAGTTCAGTCTCTTTGTCATCTACCGTAAACTTAATTTTCTTTTCGTCAGAAGTGGACTCTACAAGAGCCATCAAAACTTCTTTCTGCTTAGGTAGAAAACGCATGTCTTTTTCGGAGCAGTGATCATCGATAAAGGTTTTAATTTCGGCTTCCCTTTTTTCCTTAGAGATTTTGCCTAGCTTTTCTTCTGCTTCTTTGGATTTTTTCTCTTCGGCTTCAAATTTCTCTTTGAATCCCTTAGCTCCCTCTTTCTCTTTTTCGATTGTCTCCTTCTCCTTCTCAATTTTCTCGTAATCTTCCACCGCGACAAATTTCTTTCCTTCTACTTCAGTGATCTTAATTCCGTTTGGCATAATATACTCCTTTCTTGTTTTATTGACCTTATCGGTCTGTTTCTTTTCTTCTTTCTCGTATATAATTAAATTAGCATTCTCATCAAAATCATATAAGGCAGCAATATCTTTTAAATTAGTTACTGCTGGGAGATCAGCCCCCAAAAAAGCTATTGCCGAAAGCACCTTATTATATTTCTTTTTGGTGCTGGGCTCGGTATAACCGGCTAAAATCTCACTTGATATCCTCTTGTATGCTCCATTTTTAATTAATTGATATAGGACTTTAGGCACTTCTTTTATATCTACTAAAATTTTATCCCCTGCCCTCTTCAATTTAGTGATCCAGCCACCGGCAGGTAATCCTGTTCTCTGTAATAGCGCCTGTTTATCACCATGACCCAGTTTTACTCTAGGTTTTAGTTTGTCAATTATTTCATTAGTACCATTTACGATATCATCAAGATCTTTATCAGTTATTTTATTACCCTTCCATATTCCAATACCAAATACCTCGACGTCTCTTAATTCGTAAGTCTGAGAATAATTTTCCAATATTGCCAATTCCATGGTGCTTAAATTCCCTTGTGTTTCGGTTTTAATCCAGTTACCCTCTTTATCCTTTTTCCAACCTGCCTTTTTAAGACCGGCCCAGGCTGTAGCGTTGGCTAGACCTTCCCTGTCAGCCCTATCTTTGTACTGCTCGTAGGCATTATTATAAATATCAATCCAGGTTTTCTGGGCTTCTGCCGGTAAACTCTTTATCCCTTCTGGGATATTACTCGGATACTTGTAAGGCATATAACTCATCTCCTTCTAAATTTACAAAATTTTTAGGCTTTATGGCCATAATCCCCGCTTTCCTTTCTTTAGATATCGGGGTAAATTTTTCATATTTAGTTACCGGGACCAGAGTTCCCCTGCATTCATAATGATTAGGTGGCTTTACCCTGGCCAAATCAGGATCGCCCTTTTCAAATACCTGGCCATCCAACCGTTCACAAATCTCGGTAGTCCTATCATCCATAACAGAAGAATAGGCAACTGCCGGGACAAAATCCCCCACATCCGGATCGTTCATCATGGCCCAGCGACCCTCATTATAGGCATCGCTAAAATTGGTTCTTACTACATTTTCAAGGTGCCAGGGAGTTAATTCTTTCCCGGTCTTTATTTCTATCGCGGTAGTCCCGATATATTCCTTAAAAAATCCATCCAATTGAAACATTATCTCCGGGGTACTTGCTCCGCCTTTTAAACCGTTATATAAAATTGCCCTTGCTTCCTTTAAGACGCTATCCCTCATCACCCCGGCAATCCAGAAAGATTTATTATTTAGATATTGCAGGGCTTTGGCAGGTGGTAAACCGGGGACTATATCGACAAATTTCATTTTACCCAGTTCACTTTTTACCTCTTCCCGGCCATACTGCCATAAATCTCTTAGATATTCCTGTATTTTGGTCTTTAATTCTCCTACATAAGATAATTGAATTTTTTCAATCTGTGAAGCCGAATTAGTTTCAATGATCTTCCTTTTTAAGATATCTTTTTTAAGGGCTTCCTTCTGTTTGGTTATAATTTCTATAAGTTCTTCTTTGGCCTTTGCTTCCCATTCATCTAAATTTTTTACTATCCTGGTAAAGTTACATTTCTTTTCATACTGGTTAATCTGCCTTTTTAGCCTGGCCTGATAATCTTCTATAAAGCCCCCGCCTTTAGGCTTAGGTTCAGGTAAAACTATCCCTTCTTCTTTGGCCGGGATTTTCAAGAATTCCCGGACCCATTCCTCTTCTGGATTGATCAACCCTGCATCGACTAACATCTTGGCAATTTCAGCCTTAGCCTTCTGATCATCTTTAATCAGCGATTCAAATTTAAAATAAGGATATTTGGGTTGAGGAAAGTTAAAATCTATCAACCGTTTTATGATCTGTTCCCGGATTATGGTATCTTCGGTTTCTGTACCTAAATAATCAAGGATATAAATAAAGATATCAAAATGAGTTTTAGATAAAGCCCAGGAGCCTTGTTCCCCGGTGTCCATTAAAAGAGTCCCCACCAATAAGGCCCTTGCTATCATTGCATTATTTATATTAAAAGCATCCTTATAACCTGCTTCTCCTCTTCGGACAGCTTCCATAAGTTCAGCTTCCAGGCCTTTGGGCATAACGATTGCGGTATTGGTCTGAATGTTCTTCAATATTTCTAAATACTCATCCTGTTTAATCTTTGGAGTGCCAGGTTCATAACGACCTATTACGGTGGGTTGGCCAAACTTTTCTAAAAAGACATTCCAGAATCTTTGTACAATATCATTAGAGAAATAATAACGGTAGGCAGCCCTAAAATCAGATTCACCATATAAGCTGTCTGCATCGTCATCATTGGGATTGTAGGCAAAGAGAATAAATTTATTAACCGGTAAAGGTTTATTGCCTGATTCAATTAAGCCTTTTTCTTCAATATTGCCATGCTCATCACATTTAAACATATAATTTATAGCTTTTCGGACCTTGATATTGTCAATTCCGATCATCCCTTTAAATTCTCCGGTGGGAAGGATCTTATAATTCATTTCAGCCACCGAATAACCGTCTCTCATGGCATTCCAAATTTTAAGCAGGGTATTATTTATATTCCCTTTCATCTCTGAAAAACAATGCTCTATAAATTCAGCTTGTTTTACTGCATCCTGATCATCTTCATCTTCTGCTCTTATATCCCAGGGGGTAGATAGCCGGGCATGCTTCTTTAACATAAACACAGCTTTAACCTGGCCATCCCGCCTTTGCATAGTCCGGTAAATTTCTAATCCTTTTTTTTCTACCAGATCATCGGGGTTGTAAATGGGAAGATTACCAATACCCCAGATATCAGTTCCAGAATGGGATATTTCGCCCATATCCGGTTTAGCTAATTTCTTTATAGTCTCTTTGGTATTTTGAAATATAACTTTTAAATCCATAAATTAAAATCCAATCATTTAAAAATGTTATTCCAAACCCTACAGGAATAATCTTATGTGCCACCCTAGATTTCACACTATACAAGCACGTTCCCCATCTCTATAAATAAAAAAAGAGAGCCAGTAAGAAGTTTTTAGGCTTCTCAAAACTGGCTCTCTGTAGTTAATCAGATCATTAAATATATTCCGGGGCTCACTTTGAGAATATTTATTTTTTTTCAGAATAACATAAAATTATTTAGTAGTCAAATTTTTTACTTTACATAATGCTAATTATAAACCCTTGTTACCAATCCTGCTCGGCACTCGGTCGTTTCCCGGCACCCCTTCCTTCAATTATAGACTCCAGCTCTTCCGGAGCAATTACCGCTCCATAACTGGCCATAGCCAAAGCAATGGCTAGGTCAATTTTTTTAGTTCCTGATTTTTTGACGATTCTCCAACCCCTATTACTATAAACCACTTTGCAGTTAATCAGAGACAGTCTGATTTCTTCTGACTGATAGAATCCGATATTTTTGCCC